GATCTAACTGAACACATACAAGATGAGTATCCTGGGGCAATTGTACATAACATTTATCCAGCAACAAATCAAACTTCTAGAATCAAAAACGCACAAAGATATCAACCAGAAAAACTAACTTGGAGTGACTAATGGCTTTTAATAGTTATATTTGGGATGAACAATTTGATTTGAATGTTGCTCGTGGAAAAGTAAGAGGAGCAACACCACTTCATAAGTTTGGTGCAACTCCATCACAATCAACAAATAAAACTGCAACAGTATGGGATAAAGGAGATACTCTTTATCCTTGGAGTGCTTTTGATACTCCTGGAGTTCTTGTAGGAGCACAAGTTGGTGCTGGAGATAATGGTAAAATCGTAACTATTATTGGACTTGATAATGATTGGAATGAAATTGAAGAAGATTTTACACTATCAAGCACGGAAACTGTAACTGGTAATAAAACCTTTAGAAGAGTATTCAGGGGATTTGTAAAAACTGGAACAACAAATGTAGGGCAATTAAATTTTTCTAGGGGTGGAACACAAGTTCTTAGAATTCTTGCTGGATTAGGACAAACCTTGATGACAATTTATACAGTTCCTGATGGATATACTGGTTATCTTTACCAAGGAACGGCATCAGCACAAGCAGATGCTGATGCTACTGGTTTTATGATGGTAAGATATAATACAATAGGACAGGCGTTCAGGGTTGGACATACCTTTGAAGTTGATGGTGATGGGGGACAATATTTTTATAAGTTTGCATTTCCAATAGAAATACCACAGCATTCTGATATAGATATAAGACTTACTACAAGAAGTAATAATGGCAGATACACCGCTGCCTTTGATATGTTGTTAATTAAGAACGAATTATGAGTGACGTTTATTTAGGAAATCCGCTCCTCAAAAAAGCAAATACACCAATTGAGTTCACTGAGGAGCAAGTTATTGAGTTCTTAAAGTGTAAAGAAGATCCTGTGTATTTTGCACAGAATTATATTAAAATCGTATCTCTTGATAAAGGTTTGACGCAATTTAATCCTTATCATTTTCAGGAAAAGTTAATTAATAACTTTCACGACAATAGGTTTAATATTTGTAAGATGCCAAGGCAAACAGGCAAATGTTTTAATATAAATACAAAAATAAGAATAAAAAATAAAAAAACTGGTAAAATATTAGAACTAAGTATTGGTGAATTTTATGAAAAACTCAAGAAAAAAAGTGATACTGACGTGCCTTGATTGTGGTGAAGTCATAAAAGGCGGATCTCATATGTCAAGACACGTAAAAATTAGTCACGGATATTCTTCATATGATGAATATAAAATTAAACACAATCTAATAAAGACAGAATCGGATCTAAAATCTGAAGGTGCAATTTCTTGCAAACTTTGTGGATTATTTTCCCACGATTTAACTTCGCATATATTAAGAACACATAAAATTTCACCAAAGAATTATAAAGAAGAATATGGTGAAATTAGAAGTGAAAAGTATTTAATCAATCAATCAAAAAATATTACTGGGCAAAAAAATCCTGCATATAATCATAATGGAAAATATTCACCACTATCAAAAAATTTTATATATGCTGATAGTGTAGACAAAAAATCAATAATTGATAAAATATCAAACTCCAATAAAAATAATGGAAATAATGATACTACATTAATATATTGGATTAATAGGGGGTTTACAGAAAAAGAATCTAAAGAAAAATTGAAAGAAAGGCAAACAACATTTAATCTAGAAAAATGTATAGAAAAATATGGAAAAGAAAATGGGATATTGAGATGGAAAGATAGACAAGAAAAATGGCATAATAGTTATAAGAAAAGTAAAAAGAATGGATACTCTAAAATATCTCAAGAACTCTTTTGGAAATTATTTGAAAGAATTGATATAAATGTAAAAAAGTTTATATTTTTTGCTGAACTTAATGAAGATAAAAATCTAGATACTAGTGGATTAAATAATGAATACAGATTAAATCTTGATAATAGATTTATTTTTCCAGACTTCATAAATATTGATAGTAAAAAAATTATAGAATTTGATGGCACTTATTGGCACGGAAAACATATAATTAAAAATACAAATAGATTGAGAGATCATCAAAGAGATGAAATTATAATTAGAAATGGATATAGTGTTTTTCATATTAAAGAAGAAGATTATAGAAATGACAAAAATGATGCTGTTGAAAAATGTTTGGAGTTCTTAAATGGATAAATTCATTGAACAAATAGAAACTGATGAATGGGAAATTGAAACTCCTTCTGGATGGCAGTCATTTTCGGGAGTAGGAAAAACCATAGAATATAAAGAATGGGAAATTACAACTGAAAATGGAAAATCTCTAATATGTGCTGATGAACATATATTAATAACTGATAATTGGGAAGAAAAATTTTGTAAAGATCTTAAAATTAATGATTATATACAAACTATTGATGGGATAGAAAAAATATATAAAATTGAAAAAAAATCAGGAAAATCAAATATGTATGATGTTCTTGATGTTGAAAATGGAAATATATTTTATAGCAATGGCATTGTTTCCCACAACTCAACAACCGTTGTCTCATACCTCCTCCATTATCTAATTTTCAATGACAGCGTAAATATTGGTATTCTAGCAAACAAGGCAGCAACCGCAAGAGAACTTCTTGGAAGACTGGCAACATCTTATGAGAATCTACCGAAATGGATGCAGCAGGGCATTATTTCCTGGAATAAAGGATCTATTGAACTTGAGAATGGATCAAAAATATTAGCAGCATCTACTTCTGCAAGTGCTGTCCGAGGAATGTCATTTAATATTCTATTTTTGGACGAATTTGCATTCGTTCCAAATCACGTTGCAGATTCATTTTTTGCTTCTGTATATCCTACAATTACTTCAGGTAAAAGTACTAAGGTTATTATAGTTTCTACGCCACACGGTATGAATCATTTCTATCGTATGTGGCACGATGCTGAAAGAAAAAAGAATGAATATGTGCCCACAGAAGTTCATTGGTCTGAAGTTCCTGGAAGAGATGAGGAATGGAAGAAACAAACTATTGCTAATACTTCTGAGCAGCAGTTTAAGGTTGAGTTTGAGTCAGTTTCTCCAGAATCTTGCATAAATATCGAAGTTAATGGTAAGGTCGAAACAATTAAAATTGGAGATTTATATAAAAAACTTTCATCTAACGAAAGAAAATTTAATGAGTGATTAAATGAAATTGCCAGAATCTGTAGTAAAAAACAATATCAACTTAAAAATAGAAACTCCATATGGATTTGAGAATTTTTATGGAGTAAATAAAATAAAGAAGGATAAGTATATACATTTAGAATTTACCAATGGTGAAGAACTTAAGTGCTCTTTAGATCATCCATTATCAACAATTGAAGGAATTATAAAAGCAAAAGATTTAGACAAATATACGGAAGTATATGCAAAAGATGGTGGATGCTTTCTAAAAAAATCCAAAGTTATTAATAAATCAATAGAATTATATGATATTGTAAACTCGGGACTAAAGCATTTATATTATTCAAATAATATAATATCACACAATTGTGAATTCTTAGGATCCGTCAATACTCTCATAAATCCAGCAAAACTTAAGAACTTAGTGTATGAGGATCCAATAAATCGCAATGCTGGATTAGATGTATATGAAAATCCAATAAAAGATCATAATTACTTAATTACAGTCGATGTTGCTAGAGGATTGGGTAATGATTACTCTGCATTTATTGTTTTTGATATAACAGAATTTCCTTATAAAATAGTAGCAAAATATCGCAATAATGAAATAAAACCGATGCTATTTCCAAGTGTCATCCATGATGTGGCAAAGGGGTATAATTATGCCTGGTTATTAATAGAAGTGAATGATATTGGAGATCAAGTAGCATCAATTTTGCAATATGATCTTGAATATGAAAATATTTTAATGTCTTCTATGAGAGGTAGAAATGGTCAAGTAGTTGGTTCTGGATTTAGTGGAAAAAGATCTCAACTTGGTGTTAGAATGACTGCTGCAGTTAAAAAACTAGGTTGCTCAAACTTAAAAACATTAATTGAAGATGATAAATTATTAACATTAGATTATGAAATAATTTCAGAATTGACGACATTTGCACAGAAACATAATTCATTTGAAGCAGAAGAAGGATGTAATGATGACCTTGCGATGTGTCTGGTTATTTTTTCTTGGTTAGTTGCACAAGAGTATTTTAAAGAGATGACCAATAATGATGTAAGAAAGAGAATATATGAAGAACAAAAAAATCAAATTGATCAGGATATGGCACCATTTGGATTTATTTCTGATGGATTGACAGATGAAAGTAGTTTTGTAGATAAATCAGGTGATAGATGGTATACTGATGAATATGGTGATATTGCATATATGTGGGAATATATATGATGGATATTAATGATCAAATTAATTTAGATCATTTATTATTTTTTGATAGAAAATGCAGATCTTGCGGTGAAATAAAAAACTTATTAGATGATTTTTATCTTACTCATAAAGATAGAGGTTCTTTACCATCTGCATATTCTTATGAATGTAAAGTATGTACAATAGAGAGAATAAAGAAAAATAGAAAGTTTGTTATGAAATCTAAATGGGAATATCCAGATTGGTAGTGTTCACGTCAGGTTTCCCCACTGAAAATAAACCTTTTCCTAAATATTTCTAGATAAATTTGGATTGCGAGGGGAAAAAAAGATGCCATTAAATTTAGCATCTCCTGGAATCAGAGTAAGAGAAGTTGACCTTACGGTAGGAAGAGTTGATCCAACTTCTGATAAGTTTGGTGGGATTGTAGCACCTTTTGCTCAAGGACCAGTAGATCTTCCAGTAACTGTTGGATCTGAAAAAGATTTGTTAGATAATTTTGGTAAACCATATGGTAATGATAAGCATTATGAGCATTGGATGGTTGCATCATCTTATCTTGCTTACGGTGGACAATTACGAGTAGTAAGATCTGATGATGACAATCTTTATAATGCTGTAAGTTCCGGATCGTCGATTAAAATTAAAAGTGTTGAGCATTATGAGCAACTTCAGTATGATGAAAATACAATTACTGGAAGAACTGTAATTGCAAAAAATCCAGGATCCTGGGCAAATGGAATTAGAGTTGGTTTAATTGATGCTAAGGCAGACCAGATTCTTGGAATCAATACTTCAGGATCGACTCAATTTGTCGGTGTGGCAACCGCTTCTGATGGTGAAATTGGAATTACGACAACTTTTATTACTGGAATCACTACATTGGGAATTTCTGCAGGTCAAATTGTAAAACCAATTTCAGGAATTATTGGATCTGGAACTACAGTTTCTTCGATTGGTATAGGAACTGTTTTCTTAAATAAGGCGACATTAAATACAGTTTCTCTTGATAATGTTGAATTATCTTTTGGATCAAATCAAATTATTTCTTTATCTATTGCTAAACCTGAAGTTGGAATGGGAATCACCCAAAGTGTATCTGGTAGAATTGATATTGGTGCAGGTACTACATCTTCCCTTGATGGTTATATAAAGGGTATAATTACTGAAGCTGATGGAGATAATTTTGGAGTAAAAGTTCTTTCTCACGTATCTGCTGCCGGAACAGAAACTGTAAAAGATTATACTCCTTCAGGAATATATTCTTTCTACACAAATCAAAACGTTGCAATTCATACTTCTGGAGTGGCAACATCATATGGAAGTGCTTCAGTTACTTCTTCCTCAGACTGGTTTGATCAGCAAACAGTAGCAATTTCAACGAGTACTGTTGGTGGAACAACTACAACTCAAGCACTGAAGTGGAATACCATTGCAGATCGTCCAGGAACTTCACAATATGCTGCAGACAGAGGATCTAGATTTGATGAGGTTCACGTTATAATAATTGATGGTGAAGGAAAAATTACTGGTAATACTGGAACTATCCTTGAAAAGCATCTTGGACTTTCTAAAGCAAAGGATGCAGAGTTTTCAGTAGGAACCCCATCTTATTGGAGATCTTATCTCAAAGCAAATTCTCAATATGTTTTTGGCGGTTCTGAACCATCTGGAGTAACGACAACTGGATTTACAACATTATTCAATCTCCAAACAGATACCGGATGGGATAAAGATGCTGAGGGAGTTATTTTTGCTGCCTCTGGTAAGCAAGATTTGATTCTAGCAAATGGTAAGAATTATGATGGAACTGCTGATATTAGTGAAACTGGTGCTCTTCAGGCAGATCTCAATAAACTTGTAAGTGGATATGGTATTTTTGAGAATACTGAAAATTACTCCATTGATTTCTTGATTATGGGTTCTGCAAATTATGAAAAAGAAATTGCACAAGCACTTGCAAATAAATTGATTGCTGTAGCAGATATAAGAAAAGATGCTATTGCATTTATTTCACCTTATAGACAAGCATTTTTGACAGATACAACTGCAGGAAGTGTTACTGTTAATAGTGATGAAACTATTACAGATAATGTCATTGGTTTTTATGCACCAATTACGTCTTCTTCTTATGCAGTATTTGACAGTGGTTATAAGTATATGTTTGATAGATTCTCAAATACCTTTAGATATATCCCATTAAATGGAGATATGGCAGGTCTTTGTGCAAGAAATGATATTGATAACTTCCCTTGGTTCTCCCCAGCAGGAACAACCAGAGGAGCAATTCTTAATGCGATTAAACTGACTTACAATCCTTCTAAAATTCAAAGAGATAGACTTTATTCCAATAGAATCAATCCAGTTATTTTCTCACCAGGATCTGGAATTATCCTTTTTGGTGATAAAACTGGACTTGGTAAATCATCAGCATTTGATCGAATTAATGTTCGTCGTCTCTTTATCTTTCTTGAAGATGCAATTTCTTCAGCAGCAAGAGATCAATTATTTGAATTTAATGATGAAATTACTAGAACAAACTTTGTGAATATTGTTGAACCCTTCTTGCGCGATGTCCAAGCTAAGAGAGGTATTCAAGATTATGTTGTTATTTGTGATGAAACAAATAATACTGCTGCTGTGATAGATAATAATGAGTTTGTGGCTGATATCTTTATCAAACCACAAAGATCAATCAACTTCATTGGTCTTACCTTTGTTGCCACCAGAACTGGTGTTTCATTTGAAGAAGTAATCGGTAACGTTTAATTTAGAGGTTTAAAGAACTATGCCTAGTCGTCAACAAGTAAATACCTCACCAGTAAGAACAATTAGTGATTTTAAGAGTAAATTATCTGGTGGCGGTGCAAGAAACAATCTCTTTGAGGTTGAATTAGCATTTCCAGATGCTGTAAGGGTTGATAATGATGTTTTGCAAAAGTCAAGGTTCTTAGTAAAAGCTGCTGCTCTTCCAGCATCTACCATTGCTCCAATTGACGTTCCATTTAGAGGCCGTATCCTAAAAGTTGCCGGTGATAGAACTTTTGAGACCTGGACAATCACAGTCATTAATGATACTGACTTTTCAATTCGTTCGGCATTTGAGAAGTGGATGAATACTATTAATAAAATGACAGATGCAACTGGTCTTACCAATCCAGTAGATTATCAAAAAGATGCTATTGTAAAACAATTGGATCGTGATGGATCTGTTTTAAGATCTTATAAGTTCTGGGATATTTTTCCAACAAATATTTCTACAATTGATCTAAATTATGAAACAACTGATACAATTCAAGAATTTACTGTAGAAATGCAAGTTCATTATTGGGAAGCATTTAGAGGAACTGGATCTCAATCTGGTGGTGAAGATATCAGCTAAATAATAAAAATACAGATTACTAGATTTATAATATGGCAAAACTTTTCGGTTTTTCACTTGAGGATAAGGAAAAAAAATCTAAGTCTATAGTTTCCCCCGTTCCTCAAAATAATGAGGACGGGGTTGATAATTATATTGCTAGTGGATTTTATGGATCATATGTAGATATTGAAGGTGTATATCGAACTGAATTTGATTTATTAAAAAGATACAGAGAAATGGCACTTCACCCAGAGTGTGATGGTGCCATTGAAGATGTAGTTAATGAAGCACTTGTTAGTGATCTTTATGATTCTCCAATTGAAATTGAATTATCAAATCTTAATGCAACAGATAAATTAAAAGAAGCAATTCGTAAAGAATTTAAGTATATTAAAGAACTTTTAGATTTTGATAAAAAATCACACGAAATTTTTAGAAATTGGTATGTTGATGGTCGATTATTTTACCATAAAGTTATTGACCTAAAAAAACCTCAAGAAGGAATCAAGGAATTAAGATATATTGATCCAATGAAAATGAGGTTTGTGCGTCAGGAAAAGAAAAAAAATAAAACGGATTTATTATCTGCAAGAATTTCAGGAAAGGATGGTGAAAATAATGTCCCGTCACCTGAAATTGATGAATATTTTATATATACCCCAAAACCAAATTATCCTACTGCAACTTTAAGACATTCTGGAGGAATTAAAGGAACTAAAATAGCGAAAGATGCAATTACATATTGCACTTCAGGTCTTATCGATAGAAATAAAGGGACTGTACTTTCATATCTCCATAAGGCAATTAAGGCACTCAATCAACTTCGTATGATTGAGGATTCTCTTGTAATCTACAGACTATCCCGCGCCCCTGAAAGAAGAATCTTTTATATCGATGTTGGAAATCTTCCTAAAATAAAGGCAGAACAATATCTTCGTGATGTTATGATGAGATATCGTAATAAACTAGTATATGATGCAAATACTGGAGAAGTTCGTGATGATAAAAAGTTTATGAGTATGCTTGAAGATTTCTGGCTTCCTCGTCGTGAAGGTGGTAGGGGAACAGAAATCTCAACTCTTCCAGGGGGACAAAATCTTGGGGAGTTGACTGATATTGAATATTTCCAAAAGAAACTTTATAGGGCACTTGGTGTTCCAGAATCAAGAATTGCTTCCGATGGTGGATTTAATCTTGGAAGATCATCAGAAATTTTGAGAGATGAACTTAAGTTTGCAAAGTTTGTTGGACGTTTGAGGAAAAGATTCTCTCAAATGTTTAATGATATGCTTAAGACACAATTGATTCTTAAAAATATAGTATCTCCAGAAGACTGGGAAAAAATTAGTGATCATATCCAATATGATTTTCTTTATGATAATCAATTTGCAGAATTAAAAGAATCAGAATTGCTGAATGAAAGACTTGGAATACTTGCAACAATAGAACCCTATATTGGAAAATATTATTCTTCAGAATGGGTTCGTCGTAAAGTTCTAAGACAGACAGATTCTGAAATTATTGAAATGAATCAACAAATTGAAAAAGAAATAAAAGATGGAACTATTCCAGATCCTAATGCTGTTGATCCAATTACTGGAGAACCATTACCTGCAGGTGGAGAAACAAATATGATGGGGGATGTTCCTAAAGAACCAGATTTAGAATCTGATGCTCAAATTACTAAGGAAAAAGGTCTAAAAGATGCTTGAGTATAAATAAGAATATAGATATTATAAGTTTTATGGAAGAAATTGTAAACTTGATTGGTTCAGAATCTCCAGCATCAGATATTACTGACAAAATTAAAGATGTTTTGTATGCCAAGGCATCCGAAAGAATTGATGATTACAGAGCAGATGTTTCATCCTCATTATTTGATAATGAAAATTCAGTAGAGGATGAAGAATAATGGCAAGAACATTATTAATCGGTGATGAAGTTGCATTAGGAACTTCTCCAGGAAATAATATTTTTAATGCAACCGTTGTTAGGTTATTTAATAGTGAAACTGGAGTTGCAACTGTAAGCATGGCAAGTACTGTTGGTGCTGCAGATACGGTTTCTTTTACTATGCCCCAATCTTATGTTGAGTTTCTTGAGAAACCAGCAAGTTATGTTATTTGGGCATCTTCAACATCTGTTAAAGCAAACAAAGTAGGATTTACAGGATAATTAGATGAAACTCATTACGGAACAAGTATCAAAAGTAAAGTTTATTACTGAAGGTAAAGGTACATCTAAAAAGATGTACATTGAGGGTATTTTTCTTCAAGGTGATATTTGCAATCGTAATGGAAGAATGTATCCTATGCAAACTCTTTCAAGAGAAGTTAAGCGATATACTGAAAACTTTATTAAAAGGGGACGTGCTCTTGGGGAACTTGGACATCCTTGTCTCAGCGGTGATGCAAGATTACTTTCTGTAAAATCTGGTTGGAAGCATATTCAAGACTGCAAAGAAAATGAACTTGTATATACACTGAATCCAGAAACAAAAGAAATAGAGGTACAACCAATTAATAAGGTTGTCATCAATCACCATCAAGGTGTAATGTATACCATAAAAAACAGGGGTATACACACAAAGGTAACTCCAGATCATAGATTTCTAATCATTAATGGCAGAAACAACAAAGATCATAAGTATGTAACCGCACAAGAAATCTTTGACGATCTCAATGGTGCAAATAAGTACAAGAAGTGGTATATTCCAAAGTATTCTCTTGGATTAGAAAAAGAATCTCCAGAATATTATGTAATACCAAAATCTAATACACTAAAAAGAATTGATGAAAGAACAAAAAAGTATCTTCAAGATCTAAAAATTGATTTTAATACATTCAGTGCTTTTCTTGGAATATATTTAGCAGAAGGTAGTTGCACTAAAACACATAAAGATTGTTATAACATCAATATCACCCAAAAAGTAGGACACAAATCCGAAAGAATGGGTGAGATTCTTCATTCTATGGAAGGTCTAACTTGGAATGAAGGTTTTTGTGATGATAAAATTGTTTGGTCTTGTTATGACAGAAGACTTGGAGAATACTTACATCAATTCGGAAATTGCTATGATAAGTTTATTTCCCGCGACTTCATTGAATTTCTTAATGCAGATACTGCAAGAACATTCATTGAATACTTTGTAATGGGAGATGGTAGAGGATTACTCAATGAAAAATATATTCGTTGTGATGCTTTTAGTACTTCCAAAAAACTAATTGATGATGTAGCACAAGTTGCAACTATTGCAGGTTTTGGTCTTAATTTATTCGAAGAAGTCGCCGAAAATGATTATAACTTTGCTGGTAGAGTAATAAAGGCAGAAAATAAATCACCACTATATTTCTGCAGATTTTTGACTACAAAGGGTGTTTATTTGGACAGTCGTTTTCTGTCAATCACAGAAGAAGACTGGAATGATAATGTCTATTGCATCCAAGTTGATAATACTAACTTTATGGTAGAACAGAATGGATATACTTATTGGACTGGAAACTGTGGACCAACAGTAAATCTTGATCGAGTATCTCATAAAATTGTATCATTAAACTGTGAAGAATGCAACTTTATTGGAAAGGCACAGCTCCTTGATACACCTATGGGAAAAATAGCAAAGTCACTCATTGGTGAGGGAGTTTGCTTAGGGGTTTCTTCCCGTGGTGTTGGATCACTTCAAATGACCAATGAAGGTCATAAAATTGTTGGTGAAGATTTTATGTTAGCAACTGCTGCTGATATTGTTGCAGATCCTTCTGCTCCTGATGCATTCGTTCAAGGTATACTTGAAGGTGTTGAGTGGATTTATGATGCTTCTAGAAATTCTTGGTTAATTGAAAATACTAAGAAAAAAGTGAATCGTCTTGTTGAAACAAGACAATATGAAGAAAAGAAACTTGAATTATTCAATGAATTTTTAAATTCTCTATAAATAAAAATGCCTGACTAACTTGCAATTATCGGGTTGGAGAGGAGAAATCCTCTCCTTTAATATAAATAATAATGCAAGTTAGTTAAGAGCATTTATGCATTCACCAAGAATTTACATATATAAAATTACTTTTGAAGAAGTTCCATATTATTATTATGGAGTTCATAAAGAAAAATACTTCAACGAGGAATATTGGGGTTCTCCCGTAACAAACAAATCGCTTTGGAATTTTTATACCCCAAAGAAACAAATACTTCAATTTTTTAACTTTACTGATGAAGGTTGGTTAGAATCGCAAGAGGTAGAAAAAAGATTAATAAAACCATTTTATAATACTGATAAATGGTGCTTAAATGAACATTGTGGTGGAAATTTTTCATTAGAAGTTAGAAGATTAAATGGCAAAAATACTGTAAAGGTACATAAAGAATTAAAAATTGGATTGTACGGTCTCACTTATGAGGAAAGGAGAGAAAATTCCAAAAAAATGGTTGAATTGAAACAAGGGTGCCATAAATTAACCAAAGAAGAAAGAGTAATTAAATCGAAAAATAGAGCAAAAATTGATTTGAAAAACAAGTGTGGATTATATGCAAATCTTTCAGAAAATGGGAAAAAAGGTGCGGAAGTAAATAGGCAAAATCAAACTGGGTTATGGGCATTTACTTCAGAGTATAGGAGCGAAATAACCAAAAAAACAAATTCTCAAAAATGGAAATGTACAATAACTGGATATGTCTCAAATGCGGGAGGATTATCTAATTATCAAAAGCATAAAGGGATAGATAAGTCAAATAGAGTGAAGTTACAATAAATGCAAATAAATAATGTTGTAATTTGTTAAATTATAAATAAATATAGATTAATACAAAAAATATTAAATCAAATGTCCGTTGGTAGCAATTTACAAGAAATGGAAAACGTAGTAACTAAAGGTGCTGCTGCAGCTGAACCAATGCCACAATCTGGGAATAATGCTTCTGGCGTTATGACTCCAGGTCAAACTGGCGAATGGGAAGATCTCGGCGGTCCTACTCCAGAAAACTATAGATCTGATGATGATTCAGCGAAGGTTAATGAACCCAAAATCGCATCCGTTAAGGATATTGTGAATAGGGGAGCAAAACCTGCTGAACCAATGCCTTCTATGCCAAATCCTGTAAAGGAAGAGGAAGAACTTGAAGGTGAGGTAGTTTCTGAACAAGAAGAAGATGATGAAGATATTGATTCTTCTGAAGAAGACACTGAAGACGAAGAAACTACTGTAGTTGAATATGACATTGAGGAAGATGTTAATGCTCTTCTTCAAGGTGAAGAACTTTCTGAAGAGTTTCAAGAAAAAGCACGTACTATTTTTGAGACTGCTATTAACGCAAAAGTTTCTGAGATTCAAGAGGAACTCGTTCAACAGTATGAAAGATCTCTTGAAGAAGAAGTTGTTACGATTAAGGAAGAATTGACCAATAGAGTTGATTCTTATCTTGAGTATGTTGCAGATGAATGGATGAATCAAAATCAACTCGCTGTTGAACAGGGACTTAAGACAGAAATGACTGAATCATTCCTTATTGGAATGAAGAATCTTTTTGAAGAACATTATGTATCAATCCCTGAAGAAAAGTATGATGTACTCCATACTATGGTAGAAAAACTTGATGAAATGGAAGATAAACTCAACGAGCAAATCGAAAGAAATATTGCTCTTAATCAAAGATTAGCTGAGTCGGTTGCTGATGTAATCTTCTCCGATGTTTGTGAAGGTCTTGCACTTTCACAAAAAGAAAAACTCGCTTCTCTTGCCGAAAATGTTGAGTTTGATAGTGAAAAAAACTATCGTGAGAAACTGACCTCTCTTAGGGAATCATATTTCCCAACTAATGTCAGTACTCAAAGAAGTGAGACAGAAAATTTGTCCGAAGAAGTATCATATGAGGAACAGATCAATGAATCAGTTTCCCCAATGATGCAATCTTATCTTGATACATTATCAAGAGCTTCTAAAAACTGATTTAAATATTATAGTCAAACAAAAAACAATTCCAAGGTAAAAACAAATGCAGATGTACAATACGGATGTACTGCAGGAGAAGTGGGCACCAGTTCTCGACTATAGCGGTCTTGATCCAATCAGAGATTCGCATCGCAGATCTTGCACCGCAATCCTGTTAGAAAACCAAGAGAACGAAATGCGCGAAGAGCGTGCATTCCTCTCTGAAGCACCAACTAATTTCACCACCTCATCCACTTCTACCGCAGGTATGAGTGGTAGTGCATCAGGAGCACTTCAAGGTTTTGACCCTGTTCTGATTTCTTTGATCAGACGTGCAATGCCTAACCTGGTCGCATATGACCTTGCAGGCGTTCAACCAATGAATGGTCCTACTGGACTCATTTTTGCGATGCGCTCCCGTTACAGTGCAAACAACGGAACCGAAGCATTCTTCAACGAAGCAGATACTGCATTCTCTGCACAGAGAGAAGGTAATGATGCAGTTTCCAGTGGTTATGTTTCTGGTTCTGATGGTGCTGCTGTTGGTTTCGGTACTACCGCACAACAGGGTTCCAATCCAGGTGTTCTTGATCCTAATGCTGATGCCAGCACTTATAGCGTTGGTCGTGGTATGGACACCGAGATCGCTGAAAGTCTTGGTGAAACCAATAATGACTTCAATGAAATGGCTTTCTCGATCGAGAAAGTCACTGTTACTGCAAAGAGCCGTGCTCTGAAAGCAGAATACAGTCTTGAACTCGCTCAGGATCTGAAGGCAATTCACGGTCTTAATGCAGAAGCTGAACTCGCAAACATTCTCTCTACTGAGATTCTTGCAGAGATCAACCGTGAAGTCATCAGAACGATCTATAAGGTCGCTGAGTCAGGCGCACAGACCAATGTTGCCACAAACGGTGTATTCGACCTTGACGTTGATTCTAACGGTCGCTGGAGCGTTGAGAAGTTCAAGGGTCTGATTTTCCAGATCGAAAGAGATGCAAACCGCATTGCTCAGAGAACTCGTAGAGGGAAGGGCAATATGATCCTTTGCTCTGCTGATGTTGCTTCTGCTCTCACGATGGCAGGTGTTCTTGATTACACTCCTGCACTCAATGCAAACCTGAACGTTGATGA